AAGATTTTGGAAGACGAAATATATGATGCTTTAACGGAGCTCAGCAAAGAAGATGAAGAAGAATCAGGTTACTGGAATAATCAAGAGCCGACTGACACCGCCACCAAGGCTAAAGGTAAGTGACTGGGCAGATTGTTACCGCAAATTATCGAGTGAATCTTCTGCAGAACCGGGCAGCTGGAATACTGAAAGAGCTCCCTACCAGCGCGCAATTATGGATGCAGTAAACGATCCTGCCATTGAAACCGTAGTGGTGATGTCATCAGCGCAGGTTGGTAAGACGGAAATCATCAATAATATTGTGGGATACTACATCCACCAGGACCCGGCGCCGATGTTGGTAGTGCAGCCCACTGAGAAGATGGCTGAAAGTTGGTCTACGGATCGGCTTTCTCCAATGTTACGTGATAGCGAGGTATTTAAAGATCTGATCAAGGATCCGCGTAGCAGAGACGCTGGTAACAAGGTCTTATACAAGAAATTCCCCGGAGGTCACATTACCATGGCTGGTAGTAACTCTCCTTCATCTCTGGCAAGTAGGCCTGTGAGATTGGTGCTTTGTGATGAGGTAGATCGCTATCCGCCCAGCGCAGGAGCTGAGGGCGATCCAGTGAACCTCGCTAAGAAAAGAGCGACTACCTTTTGGAACCGTAAAATAGTTCTAACCTCCACTCCTACCATTAAGGACTTAAGCAGAATTGAGGCAGCTTACCTGCAGAGCGATCAGCGTCGTTACTATGTGCCTTGCCCTTCTTGCAGTGCTTATCAAACACTGAAATGGTCAGGGGTAAGATGGCCTGAGGGAGAGCCGGAGAAAGCTCATTATGTTTGCGAAGTAAACGGCTGCGCTTTGCAGGAACAGGATAAGCCCAAAATGCTAGAAAGTGGTGAATGGAGAGCTGAAGGAGAGAACAGCAATATCGCAGGCTTTCACTTAAACGAGCTATATTCCCCATGGGTGTCATGGCCTAAAATGGCAACAGAATTCTTGCGGGCGAAGCTTAGTCCTGAGACTCTCAAGACCTGGATAAACACTAGCCTTGGGGAAACCTGGGAAGAAGGTGGAGACAGCATTGATGAAACTTCTCTACTCGCGCGCAAGGAAAACTGGGGAGATGCAGTACCAACCGGCGTGGTGATTATTACCGCAGGTGTAGACGTACAGGATGATCGTTTAGAGGTAGAGATTGTAGGCTGGGGGATACGTGAGGAAAGCTGGTCTCTGGGTTACAGAGTTATTCATGGCGACCCCGCGCAAAATGAGGTGTGGGATGACCTTGATAATATTCTGGAGCAGCCAGTAAAACACGATAGAGGAGTTCTTTTAAGAATAGCTTGTGTCTGTATTGACTCAGGAGGTCATCATACACAAAGCGTTTACGCTTACTGCAAGAAGCGGCAACTACGCAGAATATTCGCAGTTAAGGGCTCATCAATCGCAGGAAAAGCTCTGGTTAGCCGGCCTTCGATTGCAAACCGAATGAGAGTAAAGCTCTTCTCGATAGGTACAGATACTGCAAAAGAACTGATCTACAGTCGTCTCAAAATCACTGAACCAGGCGCTGGCTATTGCCACTTCCCCAGCTCTTATGATGAGACCTATTTCAAGCAGCTAACAGCCGAGAAGGTGGTAACGCGCTACAATAAAGGCTTTCCAGTGCGTAAATGGGAGAAGCCGCAAGGCAGACGTAACGAAGCACTTGACTGCAGGGTTTACGCCTTAGCAGCCCTACACATTATCAACCCAAATCTGGAACTACTAGCAGCCAAAATGCAGGAAGAAGCAGAAATGCAGGAAGAGAAACAGAATACACAAATGGAAGCTGAACAGCTACGGCAAAATAGCTTTTTGCAATTCAAAAGAAATAGTAAGACTAGCTTTGTAAGAAACTGGTAAATAATTACAAAACCTATGACCATAGCAAATATTGAACCAAGGGCTTTTACAGTGGGTGAAAGCGTTGAATGGAAGCGATACCTGAAAAACTACCTACCAACCGATGGCTATGGGCTATTTTACAGTTTTCGTAATTTCAAGGCCGGTTTTGATGTTGCAGCAACTCCTAAAGCTGATCACTACTATATTTCTTTAAGTTCAAAAGAAACTACCCTATATAAAGCATGCACCTATTGGTGGCAAGCAACATTGACTAAGGATGGAAGCGACGATTGGCATATCGTTGCTGAAGGCAGCTTACTGGTTAAGGAGAATCTGGCGCTGGCGAAAAAATATGACGGCCGAAGTCACGTAAAGCAAGTTTTGGATGCTTTGGAAGCTACCATACTTGGCAAGGCTAGCCGTGACCAAATGGGCTATAGCATAGCAGGTAGAAGTATATCAAGGCTTTCTCCTGCAGAACTGCTTAAATGGCGCGATCTATATAAAGCTGAATATGCACAGGAACTACAGGCGCAGCGCCTGAGCCATGGCCTTGGCGGAGGCAATATAATCAAGGTTAGGTTTTAAACTACCTTTTACACCATGAAATTCCTCAAGTTTTTCAAAAAGCAGGAACCTGTTAAAAGGAAATATGCTGCAGCTGCCATTAATAGATTAACAAGTGACTGGCTTGTAGGCACTACTTCTGCTGACAGCGAATTATACAGAGACCTCCGCACTTTACGAGGTAGATCAAGAGAACTCTGCATAAATAATGATTATGCAAGGCGGTTCCTGAAGCGCACTTCTACGAATGTTATAGGTAGTAGTGGCATCAAGTTGCAGCTAAGAAGCCAAAATACAAAACCCGAAATTAACTCGGAAATACTAAAACAATTTGAGCTATGGGGTAAAAGAGGCAATTGTACTGTAGATGGTAGGTTATCTTGGATCGATTGCCAGAGGCTCTTTTTGGAGGGCATGGCAAGGGACGGAGAATTGATAGTAAGGCTGGTAGAGGGGTTTAATAACGACTTTGGCTTTGCCCTGCAATTTATTGAAGCTGATCATTTAGACGAGAACCTTAATCATCCTCTGACCGGAGATCACTACATAAGAATGGGGATTGAGTTTAATCAATGGAATAAACCAATTGCCTATCATTTGCTGCAATATCATCCAGGCGATAATTTTAACCAATCTGAGCAAAAATACACTCGCATCCCTGCAGAACAAATCATCCACGGATTCCTTGTTGATAGGCCGAGCCAAAGCAGAGGCGTACCCTGGATGCATGGCGCTATGACGCGTCTCAGGATGCTTGCAGGATACGAAGAGGCAGAGCTGGTTGCAGCAAGAGTTGGAGCTGCTAAAATGGGCTTTTTTGTTTCCACCGATGGCACCGGTTATGTCGGAGCTGAGGATGCTCTCGGCAACAAAATCATGGAGGCAGAGCCAGGCACCTTCGAGCAACTGCCGACAGGTATGGATGTGCGGATGTTTGATCCGAATCATCCAACATCCAGTTTTGCTGATTTTGAGAAGTCTATCCTGCGGGGTATCGCCAGTGGCCTTGATATCTCCTATGCGACGCTAGCAAATGATCTTGAGAACGTCAACTTTTCCTCAATTAGGCACGGTAGCTTAGAGGATAGAGACACCTGGAGGATGCTGCAAGTCTACGTTATAGAGCATTTCTGTGATCGAGTTTTTGAGAAATGGCTACTAATGGCAATAACTTCAAAATGCATAAGAATACCCATTCAGGATTTTGACCAATACAACAAACCGATCTGGCGCCCAAGAGGTTGGGCTTGGGTTGATCCATTGAAAGACAGCCACGCAAATGAAATTGCTATAGCTCAGAAGACCCGTACCAGAAGCCAGATAGCAGCAGATCAGGGTAACGATATCGAGGAAATCTTCCAGCAGTTGGTATTTGAAGAAGAGCTAGCGAAAAAATACGGGCTGAAGCTTGCAGATCAAAAAACTAAAGAAACAGAGGTAACAAATGAAGACGAATCAGACGATTAAAACCGGCATATTATATAGACACAGCATGATAGATAAGGCAGCTGAGGAAGATCGTAGCTTTGAACTATCCTTTTCCAGTGAGGAACCGGTTGAGCGTTTTTTCGGCCTCGAGATTCTTGATCACAAACAAGATAGCGTCAAATTAGACTGGCTCAAATCAGGCAGAGCTCCTTTGCTTCTGGATCATGATCAGACTAAACAAATAGGTATAGTTGAAACTGCTGAAATCAGTCCTGACGGCAGAGCAAGAGCCAGAATAAGGTTTGGCAAGGGGGAACTAGCTGAAAGTGCTTATCAAGACGTACTGGATGGTATCAAGAGCAATATCTCCGTGGGCTACCGCTATTTAAACGAGGGAGTAACCATTGAGCACGAACCCAGCATCAAGAAGCCTGGCATTTACCGCATTACCGCCTGGGAGCCTTTGGAAATATCCCTAGTCTCCATTCCGGCAGATCATACGGTAGGTATTGGCAGAAGCCAAGACGAACAACAAACAATTTTTCAAGTGAGGAGCAATAATATGCAAACAGAAATAATAAATAATGTGGAAGGACTAAACCAAGCCCAAATCAGGAAGGATGAAACTGAAAGGATCTCTGAAATCATCGTCCTCGGTGATAGGCATAACATGCGCGATACGGCAATGGAATTCATCCGTGAAGGTAAAACCGTAGATAGCTTCAGGCAGAAGATACTGGATAATCTCGGTTGCGCACCCTCTATTACTACCACATCACCTGAGCAGGCAATAATCGGCATGAGCCAGAAAGAAGTACGCAGCTTCTCGATTCTGAGGGCTATCAGAGCAGCCTCCACCGGCAACTGGAGCGACGCAGAACTCGAGAAAGAAGCATCTAGCGCGGTAGCCAAAAGAATCGGCAGAGAGCCGGGAAGCTTTTTCGTTCCCCTAGACG